GCGAGGGTCCCCACATCGGCCAGCTCCTCATATAGAAGACGTAACCCGAAGAACTTCTCGCCCACGCTGTATAGCGGGTTCCCGGCGAGCGGTGTTTCGACGTTGCCGCCCCAGGGCGGAACCGGGAGCTTTGAAAAGCCGATCTCCGCCGGCACGGGCGCCGCGGCAACATCGGCGGGTTTCGGGCCGACCGTCAGGTCGTACATCTCGTCCGTCGTCGTTCGGCCGGAGACGTCGATCGAGTAGTCCCCGTTCAGCCGCCAGCCCGAGACGCGGAACTCGCCCGCACCATCCGGCATATCGGGATGCGTCATCGAGCAGACCATACCGGGTTCGACGTTTAAGGCCAGTGCCGTCGTCCGGAACGAGATCCCCCGCGCTTTACGCTGCTGGGTTAGGTTGTAGCCGCCGAGCTCCTCGCGCAGGCGCGTCGTGACAACCCGCGCTGCCTGTGACTTCGACGGGCAGCCGACAAGGTTCATCTCGCTCTTCAAAAAGACGGGCGCCGTGGCCCCGCCGATCAGCTGCGCCTGGTCGATATCGTAGAGGGTGACCGTATTCCGGAGAAACTCGAACTCCTCGTCCGCGAAGTTCGCGGTCAGGTGGTTAAAGGTCGGCCGGACGGGCTTCAGCTTCAGGCTATTGAACAGGATGTTGCCGTTCGTGAAGGCCTCGACGACGCTCGAATTATTGCGAATGCCGACCTTGAGCCGCCCGAAGGCGAAGGTGTAGTAGCCGAGCGCCGTCATGAGGATCTCCTGGATCCAGTCGCGGAGGGGCTTTTCCTCCTGCAGAATCCCGTTGAAGCGGAACTGGGTCTCGCTTCCCGCTCCCACAACCTTGGCGACGCTGGCATCGCAGAGGGCCGCCGCCCCGATGGCCGCCGACACGTCGAAGTACTGCTCGCACTCGGCCGCCGTCGAGAAGCGCAGGCCGCGCGCCCGGAGCAGGCAGTTGATCGCAATCCAGACTGGATTGGTGAGCAATTGCTGGGAGCGGACGCCGGGGGCGCTCCAGACCCAGCCCGACAGCCCCTGCGATACCGAGACCTGCATCTGGTGCTGCGTCAGAGCTGTTGGTTGGATCCCCTTCTGGTCCGTACGTCGGATCTCGGCAAAGGCCGTGCCGGCGGCAAAGATCGAAGGTGGGGACGCACCGGTTTCGGTCAGGACAAACTGATCGCTGGCGCCGGCGGGATCCGTACCGAGGACCGTACGCAGTCCCAGCGGAGCGGGCCCGTGCGGGGGCTGGTTGTCGAGCAGTTGCTTCAGCGGGTCGGGGTCGAACGCGCCCAAAGGTCCCTCGCCAACGATCCCGAGCGCGTCGTAAAACTCGCCCTCATCGCGCCCCGCAATGATTTTGGCGGCCACCGGGATGGGAACGTTCGTGTAGATCTCGGGCACGGTCTGGCTGTAGGCCGAGTCGCCGATGATGCTGGTGGCCGTGATCGTGCGCCGACCGTTGGCGTTGTCACGAATCCGGACGCCCTGCGGGGAGGCGACGATCCCGCCGAAGTACCGCTGCATGCCATGGGAGGCGCAGCCGTTGGCCGTGTCGAAGCCCTTGTCGCAAAAGGCCGGGGTGCCTCCGGCACCTGCGGACGAATACGGGCATGCGGGACCGTTAAAAACCTTCCAGCAACCGCGGTCAACCCTGCGGGTTGGGTAGGGCAAAGTCAACTCGTAGATCCCGTCCGTAGCCCGCACCGGGAACTCCGAACCCGAATCGAGATCCCAGTCAACGATCTCTCCGCGCCAAAGGTCGAGCTTAACGCCCTGGGCGACATGGAACAGGGCAAACTCGATGGTGGCGCGCCAGAGATCGACAGTGTTCACGAGTTCCCGCATGACCCGGTCGGCGTTGCCGAACACGAAGGTCGCATCGTCGGCGTCGTTGCCGAGCGACTGCGAGATGCTCGACCAGTGCAGCAGACGAGCCTGGTACAACTGTCCGCCCACGGAGCACCGGCGGTCGGAAACAAAGATCGCCGGATAGCCGGCGGCGCGGGCCTGTATCTTGACGAGCGGGATCAGTTCCTGGACCTGGGACAAGAGGGCGACTGGCAGACCGGCAGCAGGAAACCGCGTCTGCGTCGAATTCAGGGTGTAGCCCGGTGCCGTAGGCGGAATCTCAACGAGGACAGCGCCGACCGAGGCAACCGCATTCGACAGATGATCAAACGTCAGCGGCGCGTTCTCAAATCGGCAGGTAGTGGCCGTCGTGCTGCCGTCGGGATTTGGCACCTGGAACGTGAAGGCGCCGGAGGGGCCACCCATCGCCTCCCAGAAGTCACGCAGTGCCTCCCGCTCCGTGCGGCTCATCGTGCGCCGAACGACGAAACGGCGCGCGCCGGTGCCCAGATAAAAGCGCTGCTCGATCTTCGCGTTCGCGGAGCCAAACTGGTGCGTGACGACCGCCGGGTCCAGCATCTGCACGAACGGGTACTCAGCGAGAATCGGTAAAGTGCCCGACGGGGTGATCTCGGGCACGGTGATTGTGCCAAGGATGTCGGGCATCAGTTCACCTCCACGAGTTGGATCTGCACGTCGGTTCGCGCCATGCCCATCGACTGCTGCCACGGCCCTTCGAAGCGAACCGTGACCCGGCCTGTCGCATTCGCGCCGGTGGGATCGTAGTTCGAGCCGATGGGCACGACGGCGAAGGGATCGTAGTAATAGAAAGGCTCAGTACCACCGCGACGGGCGAGGTAGAACGCTCGCAAGGTGGCCAGTGCCGAAGCAGACAGCCGGACGGCCAGCACCCACTTCCGCCGGCTGCTCGCGACCTGCAGCCCGCGCTGCGACTCGCCGTTACGATATTCGTTCGCTTGCAGCGCGATCTCCCGCGTCTGCTGGAAGGCAGTGCAGAGCATCTGCGGCAGTACCGTCACCGGTGCTGCGTTCGAGACATTCCCCGGCATTAAGACGTCACGGTCCCCGGGGCCAGCTGCAGGCTCAGAAACTCACGGCGCCCGCTGCTCGAGCGCGTCGCACTCAGCACCGCGGACTGCGCCGCGCGCGGGTTTTCCGCAATTGCCTGGACTGCCTCGCCACGGAGCAGATCCGTCGTCGCCGCTCCATCAAGTTGGATCACGATAGAGAGCGGTGCATTCTGTGCCGTGCCTGCCGCGATCACACCGCCGCCCACAAGTGGCATCGGCATCCCGTTGGCAAAGCCGGGCTGCTGGTAGAGCGACCCGCCGGACTGCATGAGGGTCAATGGCTGGGCCTGGGGCGGCATGCCGCTGACCTTCTGGCCGGTCATCTGCCCCCACAATTGGATTAGTTCGCGAACCTGCGGGCTCTGGACGGCCAGCATGTAGTTCCCGCCGAAGGTCGACTGCGCCGTCTGCGCCACCTGAGCCAGGACACCCTTGTCCCAGACATCGACGCCGTAGGTAGAACGAATGGCCTCACGCGCCTTCTGCTCGGGGGTCTTCCGCATCGCGCTGATCAGCCCAATGGTCGCGCCAATAGCCGCACCGATTGCAGCGCCTATCGGCCCGCCAATCGCGCCGATTTGCGCTCCAATTGCCAAACCCGCCAGAGCGCCACCCCCGGCGGTCAGGCCGAACTTCAACGCCTTGTTCTGCGCCTTGTACCCGGCCATGATCATCATCGGGCCCGCCAGCAGTGCGGCATTCGACGTCCCGACGCCGGCGAGAGCCCCTTTCAAGCCGCCGATCCCGGCTGCCGTTGTCGCCGCGCCTCCGCCCAGCGCGATCGACCCGGAGTTGAAGAGCAGGCTGCCGAACCCGGCGAGCCCCCCGGCAGCGCCCAATAAGCCGCCCGCGCCGCCCGTTGAGGCGCCTGGCGCCGCGTTCCCGGACACGGAGCCCACCGGCCCCGCAAAGCCGCCCGTGCCGCCCGGCGCCCCAGGAATCATCACGCCAGGCATCCCGTTGGCGAGCGACCCCATACTGCCAAGACCCACCATGCCTGCCAGACCGGCCAGGCCGCCACCGGTGCGAGCACCGCCGAAGACCGGACTGCCGCCCAGTTGCCCACCACCGGGTACGAAGCTGACCTGCCCCAAGCCGAATAACTGCAGCAATGAGGCCGCCACCCGGCTGGTGACGATCTCGCGGATCGCCGTCAGCACGGCTACTTTGAAAGCGTTTCCGATCGCCGTGAAGACGTTCTGGCTCCGGTTGAGCAGGGCGTCGAAGACCTTCTCGGCGCCGCCCTTCAGTGATTCGTAGGCCCGCCGCTGCTGATCAATGATCAACTGCGACGAGGTGACACTTAAGTCCTGCGCCCGCTTCTGCTGCGCACGTTTGAACTCGTCATCGAGCCCGTCGACAGTTGCGTAGTACCGCTGCCAACTCGCCA